TGTTTTTTCCCGGCGGTTTTCCCGGTCCCGCCATAGGCTGCCACCCCGCTAGGTTGCGTGGCCCCGATTGCGATCGCGCTGGTCTTCGGCGCCGCGGTGATCTCTCCGCTCAGCGCCGACATGTTCGATACATTCCCATTTCCGCTGCCTGCGCCGGTGCGGCGCACCCGGTATACCTCTTTGCTCTTTTGTGATCCCTCAGACGCGGGGATCAATTTGCAATCGCATGCTCCGCCGCAAGCGGTATATATAGATCCGGGGATCACATTGTTCCGCCACCCTTCAATTGTGTCGATCTGTTGGTCCAATCCTGCACTGTCTTTGCAGGTTCGTCCGCCAGGCGTCTGTTTCCAGATGTAAAGGCTCATGCGCTCACCACTGCATATGGCGGGTATTGTTCCAGGAGGGAATAAAAGTCTTTCCGGAGCCAGCTCTTTTGCGATCCGTCCCGGTTCTCCAGCCGGTTTTGAATGTACATATACATGGCGATTTTTATCAGCGTCGGGGTCGTTGTCGCATATCCCCACTCCGCGGCCACTTGCACCGTTTGGTGTGGGTCATCGTCATATTCGAAGAAGCTGTGCCCCTTCGATGGCAGCAGTTCGATCCCCCAGTACGGCCCATCCCCTTTAAGAATATAGTCGGTTGCAGGGATCACGCTGCCATTGATCGTCAGGCTGGTCACCGAGGCCGCCCAGGTCGAAAACAGCAGCGTATATCCCCAAGCATGCTTGTAAGGGTTCAGCTTCTTGGTCCCTGCGGTCGATTTTGCGGCATAGCCCAATACGTTATCGATAAATGCCTCAGCTTCGGGGATCAGCACATCAGTTAAATATGTTTCTTCTGCCGCGCCTAAATCCACTCCCCAATAAGTCTCGTATTCAGCGTATGTGATATAAGGCATCGTTCTTTCCTTTGGTGTTATTTTCAGCTGTTCGAACAGCTTCTTTCATCACCAATGCCAGGCATGGGCGGGATCGCTCCCGCCCATCCCTCGCTTATTTATTTTTTCTCGCTTGAAGCAGGTGATAGTAAAAACCAGGTCTGGTTCCCAACCAGTGCGAAGAATGCGACTTCCACCAGATTGACCAGACCAGCCTCCGAGCATGAGAGCAGGATGTATTTGCCCAAGATCGAGGCCGTCACCGGCCAACATGTCAAACCGATCAAGGATAAGGAGGTGAGGACCAGCATCCCCCGCATCGCCCACCGTTTGGTGAGCGTGTCGAGTTTGCCGAACCAGGTTTTAACATAAGGCACGTTGTCCACGACCCAGGAAAGCAGCGCCCCGGCGATCAGGCCCAGAAGTTCAGGGCTGATCGCCTTTGGTGTTTCTCCATTTGCCGCGATCGCCATTGTTCCCGCGGCCAAAGCTGTAAATACGATTGTCATTGTTTTCATTTTTTTCTCCTGTTTGGTGATGGATCAGGCGGCTGCAGACGGCCAGGCCATCACCATTTTTATTTGTTATCCTTCCACTTAGCATCTGGTTTCTCATTCCCCATTTGCTTCAGGATCCGTTCAGCGTCTTTCTCCAGGAAGGAATACGTCTGCCCTTCCTGGATCCGCATCGATACATATCCGCCGCCCTTTATGGGGATCTGGACATTCATCGTTTTGGTGGCCTTAACTGCAATTTCTTTCGGCGCCGCTTTTGGGTTGTCGCTCATTTTTTTCTCCTTTGGTGTTTAGATCTCGTGAACCAGGTTATCCGGTTATCACCATTACGCGGCCGGGTGGACGCCTACTGCAAATGCATCCCCCAAGATCGGGGACCCATCCATGTAGAAGTGGTGCCAGAAGTTGACATGGCCATCGCCTTTTGCGGTGAAATCGTCCCGTAGGACATAGATCTCGGGGCTCATCAACATGCTGTAGTAAGTGAAGTTCGCCAATGCAATAGATTTTGCAGATGCTCCAATATCTGCAATATCGTTTTGCTCCAGTGACTCCAGCGTCCACAATTCATTCTTATTACCCTGAGGGGTCGGCATGAACAAGAACGGGTTCCCAGTTTTTCCGCGCAGGACGCCGCCGGTTGTACCGTTGAAACACCATACGGCCCCATCCCGGTAGCGCTGCGGCATTTTGTGGTAGAGCTCAGGGACCTCCGCGATTTCAATATCGGCCAGACCGTCAAACGTCAGCGCTGCGCTCAGGCTCATGATGCCTGCCGGTTGGTTCGTGCCGGTCCCCACCATGATGTAGTAGTTGATCGTCTCATCATATGCATCGGCTACCCGGCGGGTGAAGTAATTTTCAAGACTCAGCGGGCTGAAGTGCAGCGTCTCCTCGGTCACTTTCACCTGTTTGGTGAATTTCTCCTGGGTCAGCGAGGTTGTAGTGACTGCACCCTCGTCCTCATCATAGGTGCCTTTTTCCGCGGTGCGCACGAATTTTGTCATGCTCGTGCTTTCATAGATGATCGGCAGGGTTTGCACGTTTTCAAAAATTATCTCCGCCCCCGATTTGAAGAGGATGTTTTCCTCGTGCAGCTGCTCCATGATCCGGCCATAGAATCCCTGCGGGATCACCGCCGCGCCCGATCCTGATCCAACTTCCCAGACCGCCTTCATACGATCGTCCATCTTCATGTCGCCGGCTAACCTAAAATGGTCAGCCTTTTTTAGCGGGGTGGCATCACCTGTTTTAATATAATGCCAATATTGTTCGATTGGCCCTTCCTCATCGGTCCCGCCGCTTCCCGGCGTGCTGATGCGGAAGTAGCCCGGCGCTTTGTTCAGCTTCAAAGTTTTCATTCTTTTCTGGACTGCCTTTTCAACCAATAGATCAAGGTCGATTTCTTCCTGGGCCTCTTCCTCATCCAGATCGTCCAGGCTTTCCAGCTCGGCGCCCATATCGTTGAGAGACTTCAAGATTTCATCATCCCCCAGCTTGGCTTCCCGCATCGCTTTGAGCAGTTTCAAAAGTTTTTCTTTTTCCATTACTTTTTTCTCCTGTGTGAATTTTTCATCGTCCTGCTCTTCCAATGCCTTTAGCCGTTCTAGGCTCTTTGCATATTCGTCAGGCAGATCGATCTCAACAGATTCATATAGCGACTTAAGCGGCGCCCTGGCAAATGCGTTCCAGTTCGCCGGTCGCCATCCTTTCTCGGCCACCACTAAGGTGATCTCTCCGATCGCCCATAGCAGCAGCTCGCCGGTCGTCTTTATTTTTTTCTTCAGGATCCCTGCTACTCCGGTGGATCCGAATAATTTTCCTGCTGTTGCAGCCGCCCAAACTTTCTTAAAGAATTTAGAGGCAGGGTCCAATTTGATCTTGAACCAGAACCCACCTTGGTCTAATTTCCAGGCTTCTCCGATCCCGATTTCAGCTTTGTCGGGTTCGAATTGCCCGTCAGGACTGATCCCGTGGTTGTAGATCACTGGCCGGGTCTCTCCGATCTTAGTCATGAATTCGGTGCGCTTGGAAAACCATTCTCCCCAATAGTCCTTATCGGCCTCGCTGCCAAACGGGCATGCCAGCAGTTCGATCATAAAATCTTCGCCTTCTTGAACGGCTTTTATCAATCCGCTTTCAATTCTGTAAGGCATCAAATACCTCCACTATTTGCCCCAGGTTGTTTTTTCCTGCCAGTTTGGCAAAAATATTTTCGATTTCATTCTTAGAAATGATTTCAGAGGCGAATTTAAATTCAGAGTTTCCATTTTCTTTAAAATGGTTGATCGCTTTCGTCCTGAATTTCAAATATTCCTGTGTCTTGGTGATGGCCAGGCCACCGGCTGCCGCCTGATCCAACACCACTCCATGCCCGGCTTCGTCCTGGTCGTATCCCAATCTCACCGCCGCCGCCTCCGGTTTAAGGATCCCGTTCTTTACCAGCATCGCCATCCGGGCTTCTTTGTTTTCTTCTTCTAGGAAATCAAGTTTGTCGTATCGCCAAATGAATTCAGGTTCGTCGAAAAGCCGGGGCATCATTTCCGCGTCGATCACGGATTTAATATAGTCAGCCTTTGGTTTAACCGTGTGGTGGTGCAGTGATACGATCTGCTGTTTCCAGGTCGCCCGGTTGGCCGTCTCAACCGCGCCGGCCAGTCCTGGCGGCACGCCAAATGCCGCGCAGATCTCGCGTTTCATTTCACCCCTGACATCCTTAAGCGCGATCTCACTTAGTGAGTAACCGATCTTTGTGGGTTTCAACCCATGCCCCACGAACGCCACCTTAAAAGCATTGGTGATCCCCGACATCAGCTGATTCCAAAATTCTACGTATCGATCTAAGGTCGTTTGTTTTACGTCCCTGTCGGTGGTCATCACCACCGGCGGGACCGCCCAATTTTCAAAAAACTTTGCAATGAATTTATCGCTATTTTGTTCGGTTTTGGCCTTGTCGATTGCGACCGTGCTGTTTCCAAGCCCACCAATATCGTTCAGCGGGTCGAACTGCCGGAATATAACCACCTCTTCCCGTGAGTACGTTTTTCTATTTTTCCCGGTCCCATGCGTGATGTCCTGGATCCCTTCGTGGTCCGCGTTGATCTTCGTGATCAGCGGGTTTAACCTGCCGTATCCAATGATCCTATCCCCGGCCAGGTTCAGCCCCCAGTAGCCAATTCCAAATAATGAAATATCGTGCATTAAGGCATTGATCGTATCCGCCCAGTTCGCTTCGTCATTGACCTCCCGCATCGTGATCACGCTGGGGTGGTCTTTCTTAAGATAATCGCCCTCGTTTTTTCTTAGGTTCCAATCGATCCCCGTGATCGATGATCCTAGCAGCTGCAAGCATCTTGCCACCCATACGCTGGCCGTCATGCTCAGCGCCGATTCGTAGTCGTTTTTGATTCGCCCAAATTCTTGTTTTCCGAATTGCCACTCTGGCAGCTGATAAACCGATTTAAGCAGGTCCCTTTGCTGGTAGTATTCTTTTCGGTCCATTAATTCACCGCCACTGCAAACCTTTCTTGTTGTAGAGCATGGAAATTTAAGGCCGATGCGATCACCAGGTCGTCATGCCCGATCTGCGCTTCATAGGTGATGTGCAGCGTCTGCTCGTTTCTCCGGCCCCTGAAATCTTGGTGTTCCATCAGCGAGACATCGTCCGCCAGGATTACATATTCTTCTCTTTCAAGCCCGAGGGCATAGTCTTTGATCAATTGGGTTTTGGCCTTAGAAGAGAACACAAATAGATCCACTTCAAAATGATCGCCAAGGGCGTCTTCGATCTGCTCTGCCAGCACATCCCCGATCCCGGTCGCGTCGATCGTCACCAATTTCACATTGTATTTTTCTAATGGGGCGATGATTTTTTCTACCATGTGCTTCCACTTAAGCCCTTTCCATCGTTTCAAATAGATCTGCGATCCTTTAAGGTTTGGGCGTTCATCGTCCTTGATTGATCCGTCTGAGATTGACAGCGCCATGTAGTCCACGTGCCGGGCCAGGTCCAGGCCCGCCGTGTAAATGTGTTCTTCAATCGGCGTTTCCTGTGCCTCGCTTTTGGCGTATTCGTATACATTTCCAAACACTGAATCGGTGCCCGCAAAACTTTGGGCAGCCACCTCCTGCAGAAATTCTTCTAAATTGAGTTCTTGGCTTAAAGCCTCAATTTCGCTGATTGGGATCTTCGGGTTGTCCCAGGCCGGGAATCGCCAGGCTTGCCATCCATCCAGTGCACTCGCCTCTACCCACATCTGATAGACCCAATCAAAACCATTCGGGGAAGTGATGAACATGCATCCGCCCTGGTGCTCGGCCAATGCCGGGCGCACGATCTTGCGCCAGATATATTGCCCGTGCCGCATGAAGCTGATCTCATCCATAACTGCGTAGTGCAGGCCCGTACCTCTCAAAGCGTCTCGATCGTGGGCGCTCTGGATCTGAATGTAGCCTTTCCCCCCGAACATCACGATTTTTTCAACTTCTCGGATTTCCGCCCCAGGGATCCATCTCGTCATGTTCTTAAGGAATTCCCATCCGTTCCGGGCCATCTTCCGGTTCGGCCAGATCCACCAGGTCCCCCCGCCCCTCAGAGCATAGTACAGCAGCTTGATCAACGCCAGCATGCTCTTGCCCCACCTGCGCCCGGCAAAGATCACATCAAATCGTGCGTTTTTGATCAGCACCGACAATTGCCCGCCGCTGCTGTAGGTTTCCTTTGGTCCAAACCTTGCGTCTAGGTGTTCCCTGTTCTTCCTCCCCCTGTGCGGGGGAGGAAGTTTTATTCTGACCGTATCGCCGCTTATGCCCATCTCGCCGCCTCGGTCAGCCCCAGCGCTTTGCGCTCGGCTGCCTGCATTTTTTTGTTCGTTCTGATCCGGGGGTGGATATATTCAAGACCCAATTTTTCAAACAGGTCTTCTTCCGTTTGGCATGGCCTGATCAAAATGCAGTCGTTTCCGCTGCTGCAGATGTGGTTCTCTTTGGTGCTGCCTGCGTGGCCGTGCAGGTACAGGTCCTGGATGCTCATCCGTTTCATCCAGGCGAATCTTTCGATCCGGTCCGCGATCCTTTTCGGCCCGGTTCCCAGCGCAAGCGCCGCGCCCATCTGGTCTATATGGTCCAGGACGATCAGGTTGATCCTCACTGTTCCATTTCCAGTAAAGTGAAATAGCGGCTTTGTTCTGCGCAAAATCTGTCCATTTATATCGTCATGGTTCTCTACATCATTCGCCCGAGCCCAGGGTTTTTTGGGGTCAAGTACCATGTTTTCCACTGCAAGCGTCATAAGCCATTCGTCTAGTAAATTTTTCTGGTAAGTCACGCTTTTATCAGGGCCGAACATGTCCCTTTGTAGGCATACGTTCTCAATCGCCGGTAAGATGATGACTTCAATCATCCAAATGCTTTCCTCTTCCCTACGCAGCTCCCCCGCTATTTCTATCTGGTCTGTGTAGGGTGTGAGTTCATGGATCACATCCTCTAAGACTTGGCATGCCTTTTCAAGTATCATCTTCCATCCTTTGGTGTTAGTCCTTCGTGTTGATCAGCCGTTGGCCATCACCATCAAAACATACGTCCTTGCTTGGTGATGTCCAAGTTGTCAGCTATGTAACCGATCTGCCTTAGTACTCTCTCAAGCCTTGGCTCCCATGTTCTTAGTTGCTCACAAACCTTTAACCATTCCTTGTACCTTGTTCCTTCGGCTTCCGCCTCTCTGATCTTCTCCTCATCGCTCCCGATGTAGGTTCTTTCCTGGTATCCATTCGAAGATCGGCTTACCTTGTACAGGTACTTGCCATCCTTCATCCAGTAGCCGCCGTCATGGATCCCCTGTTCTTCTAGCTTCCTCTTCTTCTCTATCAGTTCATCTATCTTCTTTCCTGCCTCGTCCACCATCGTCTGCGGCCTGCGTTTCTCAAGCGCCACCCTAAGTTTAACTACTTGATTTTGTAGCTCTTTTGTGTAGCTGTAGTCGCCATGCACTGCCATGATCGTTCTCTCCTTTTGTTTCGCCCTCGGGCCGGGGTCCGGTAGGCCCGTCCCCAGGGCATGCTGCTTAATTCAAGCTCTCCTGTTTCAAAACTGGTGTCTCAACCGGGTGCAGGATTTCTTCAAGCACGCCATTGAAAAGGATATACTTGATGATCCAGCTGTTCCCCTTCTTAATTATCGTGCGTCCCGTCATCATCGGCCTCCACTTCGTCTAGTGGTTCATGGATCTCTACTGGCCCTTGCACTACGCCAGCTTGCCAGCCATCAGGCGTTAATACCGCCTGACCCCCGTTTACATTTGGTGCATCTTTTCCGGGGTCCTTCAATTACGATCACCTCCTTTTGTTTGCCCCTCCTTTCGGG